CGGCACTTAGTGAGTCGAGCATTTGTCCCGTGCGCGTTAAGTTTGATTTGTTTGGCCTTGTCAATGAATGCAATCCTGCAAACATTTTGCGCTGCTTGACGTAATTTCGCGACAGCTTTTTCAAAGTCTTTTTAGAGCCGCCAGATATGGCAACACCGTAGCCTAAGCGTGTTCGTTTCACTACCAAGTCACGCGCAAATGTTGCCGTTGGTTTAAGAGCTTGTGGCTTAACACTTGCTTGCAACACTTTGTTTAATTTAGTGATTATACTTTTAAATTGTATGACTGGGTTTTTGTTCGCCATTATATTGCGTTCCCTTTTGGAGTGCCGCGCTTGATAGCCTTCACAATTTTAACCAACTCGGTGTCACTGATACCTAAAAAATCGCGAGACTTAAATGAATTGGCCTTTTGTTGGCCATATGTTCCCCTGATATTACCGTCGGCCTTAGCATTTTCTTCGGTCCCGCGTTCAAAACCAATCGTCAATTTGTTGCCGTCCTGTTTCAGCACTTGCAATGCTGCTAACATATCTCCGGACAATTGCAAATTTACATTGCCTTTAGATTTACCAGCAATTTTAAAGTTGAGGCTATCTTGATACGCTTTTGAGTAGCCAACAAATTTCTCTCCGTCAACGTCAATGCCCTTGTCAGTACGGGCAACAATACGCTCAACAATGAGTTCGCCAACCTCGGACTTTTGATCTTTAGTCAGGCCAAAATCACGCAAATCGACATTAAAGCGCTGCCATTTTGTAGACATTATACGCTCGCAATAGGTTGAGCCGAAGATTTGTCTGGATTTACTGTAACATTGCCTTGGATTGATGCAGGCGTAAACCCTTTACCAATGGTTGACAACATCGAATCAGCTTGCTCGATATCCCAACCGAAAGATTGCATCATAAGTTGAACAGCCGATTCTCTCGGTATAGTTCCTATGGCTGCGGAAGTTAATATCTCCACTGCGCGGCCAACCTGCGCTCCGTCTAATACGTTTGCATCTCCAGGCATTGACCGTTCGCCGTCAACATCTTCCATTAATTTCTCAACTTGTGAGACATTCATTTGAGGATTGAGCATAGAAATAGCGCGTGTTCTAGTAGTAAAGCCAGCGGCGTATTCGTCGCGTTGCTCTTGAATCAAAGCGCTGCGTTGAGTGCCGACTGGGACAATAGCAAACTTAGTTGAAACACTGGCACCGGCTGTAAATGACGCCCTGTTTTCAACCAATCCCTGTGCTACCCAGACTGGGTGCATGTACTCTAAAATCAATTCCCATAACTCATGCTCAGCGCATTGAAACTTCAACGCTTGCGCTTGTCTCACGTCGAAAGTGTCGGCCTCATCAATTACTTTTGCAATGCCAGAGGCCGCGCTATCCGCGTTCAAAGAGCCTACGCTGCCCGTTTTAATACCCTTTGAGCCAAGCCACAATGATAACTCGGTTTGAATGAGATTGAGCACGTCATTATAGCTCACTTCTGGCTTGATTGTGCCGATTTCGACGTCCTTTTCTGGATCATCGGCTTTAAGAAACCAAAGAGCATTGGGCGCGTAAGTCGGATCGGATACTTCGCCATTTTTAATATATGTGATTGAGAATGATGCAAAGAGTGCCGCTAAGTTTAAGTCCGTCAACGCACTGGGAACATACTCAGCCATCCGAATCGAGTCCTTGTCAGGGTAAGGACACAAGCGCAAATTGCTAGCGTTTACATAGATAAAAGGCAACACGCCGTAAGGGTTTACGCCGTCTGGAATGCCCATAGACTCCATCGCTGCGTAGTCAATCGTTTCGTCTGATTTGATAACCAAAAATTCTGTTGCAGTATAAACCCAGTAAATTTTGCGGCCTTGCATATCGCCGCCAGCAAGCAATATCACCATTGTCGGCTCAGTCGGTTCTATTGGGTTGTCACTACAAACAACAAACCTATCGTTTGGTATGATGCGCAACTCTGGGCCATCATCTCCCATGTACGGGTGAATCAGTGTGGCGCGGCATGCGTTGTACAGTCGATTCGATTGGTGCATGACGATATCAATATCTAATTCATCTTCGTACCACGATAGCAAATCGGCGTCCGAAGGAGTGCCGTCGGCAACCTCGCGGAGTACACCAGTTTGATAAATTGTAGAAAGCTTATCAATGTATCTAGGGATGATGTTGATCGGCACCAATCGTTCCACGGCGTATTGTAATACCCTTGGCGACAGTAAACGAGTCAGGCCATTTAGCAAGTAAGGCTCAAGATTGCCCTCGAGAATATCGAGCATTTTGTAGTTAGTTTGAAGGTCACTCGATTGGTGGCTGACACATTTAAGAGCGTACTTAATATTTATCATTGTAATCCCTTTACAATATAATAGAACGAGTTACCCCGCGTTCTTGATCTGCAAGCTTTCTTACCAGACAATATCCGAGGCTGGTCCCGACGTGCTGATAACGGCAATTTTTTCCATCGTCTTCGACTATGTTACCACCTTTTTTGAACGCTGTCAGCCTCAGCGCTTCATCAATTGTTGGGCAGTTGTGGATAAACAACCTAGTTTGTCCAAGAGCGTTGCGACAGTAGGCGTTTATCGTGTTGTGCCTAGTCCTGATAGCAGGATTGGCCAGCGGGACGCAATACTTGTAGCTAATACCGTTGCGGTCAAAAGATTCTTTGATGATTTCATAGTCAGAGCGCGTGCTTGACGTGTGCCGAGCCTTGCCACTGGCATCGCCGTATAGCTCATATGCCTTGCCTTTGGCGATGATGCCTCGGTCATAAAATTCCTGACAAGCCTCTTCTGTTCTTGCGCCTTCGATAATGACCTCAGCAAAGGCGTGGAATATTCCATCCTCATAAGCAATAGCACAAGCGCTCAATGGCTTGCCGTCGCCGATGTTAAAGTCAAAGCTAATCATGATAGGTGTTGACGGTTTAGGCGTCCATGGTTTCTTGGAGTATTGTACCGCGCTATCATAGGCGTGATAAATTACTTCATCTTGTATCTCGATCCAGTGACCATAAAGCATACGTTGCGCTCTTTTTGGGTCCAAGTCTTTTTTTAACTGATCGAGATATTTAGAAGGAATGAAAGGATTGTCTGAGGTGGTGCTGTAGTAAACATGTTTTGTTTCGTGTTTGATGCCGTTACTATTAGGCTCTATGAAATACTTATAGGGCCATGAGGCAGGCGAATCTGGGTTAGTTGCATTGATTATAATGTTCTCTTTGATGTAAGGTATTCGGCCTACCCTCATCTTTATTTCTTTGTAAAACTCATCGTCTTTTGTCTCGGTTGTTTCCTCAATAGCCGCGCCTGATAATTCAAGGGAACGCACCTTGAAGTACTTCTTATCAGCCCAAGAGCGTGAAATAATTTCGGAGCCATTGCGGAATTTAATGGAGGCACTTGTGAGGTTGACAAAATAATCGTAGTTCTCTTTAAGATCGGCCCCAATATGTTCCAGTATTTTAGCAAAAAAAGTGCTTCGAAGTGCTGGCATTGACAATCGACCAATCAAAAACCTAGCGCCTTGATTAAATAGGCAATGAGTTAACACAATATGCGCCATGAGTGTTGACTTGGACGAGCCTATGGCGCCCGACAACATTATCTCATGTACGCCAAGCGAGTAATCAAACTTGTTTCTAATGTCTGAAATAACCCTGCTTTGATATGGGATTATTTCAGGATTGAATGTCGTAATTGTCGGGGGTGTGTAGTTTGCAAAATCAATCATGCTTTGTATGAAAGAACCAAAGGTCGATCATTATCGCCGCCTGTTATTTCAACCTTATCTTGCCAGCCGAATCTATTTTTCATTTGAAAGATGTAATTGCCAGTATTTAACTTAGGCCCGCCCTCTTCTGTCCACATTCCGCGAAGCCCTATTTCTTCCCAAAATATCTGTGCTTTCGCAAAAGCTAGTCTTTTGGCGTCGGAGAAGTCTGGAAACAATTTGCACCAATTATACAGTGTGTCTTTGTGTGTGTTGATGCTTCCTGCAAACGCTTCAAATGAATACCCTTTGGCCATAAAATCGATTACAGCCTGACAATACTCTTCTTTATATGTTGTCGGCCTTCCGCCTAGGTTTTTTATTTGTTTAGATTTTGCCTTAGCCATAAATCCCCCCTCGCCACCCAGTGGCAATGATTTGCTCTACAAGAGCAATTGATATTAGTAATAATAATATAATACCTCGATTTGCTTAGTCGCACAAGGCTGTCATTAACGCTTGCAAAATTTATGTGCTAAAATTGATAAAACACATTGCTAGGAGGTCAAAGATTGAAAACTTACCTTGTGATTCCAGACTGCCACGTCCCATTCCACTGTTTTACAACAACCAAACTCATTACCAAAATCATCAAAGAAATAAACCCTGACGGCTTAGTGCAGTTGGGGGATTTTTCAGATTGTTTCCAAATTTCCAGCTATGACAAAGATCCAGAGCGCAAGAACACGCTTGCGGATGATATCGACGAGTGCAACAAAATGCTAACGATATGGGCAAGTCATTTAAAATCAGGCGCACAGATACATTTGTTGGAGGGTAACCACGAATACCGTCTAAGCCGTTACATATCGCGCAATTGCCGAGAGTTGCATGGACTAGTTCCAGACTGGCCTACGCTGTTAAAAATCAAGCTAAGAAACGAGACAACAAATAAAAAATGGTTCTGGCACAAGTACACCAAATGGGACAGTTGCCAAATCGGCGACTGTACTTTGATGCACGGTTTTTATTTCAACCAGCACGTTGCCGTGACTAACCTGGCTAAGTATCGACGCAACACTATTAGCGGCCACAC